CGCCGGCAACGCCGAGGGCTGACACAGCACGGAGCAGCCATGTCCATCCGCAGCGTCCAGACCGGGAGGCAGATCCGCGACCACTTCCCGGTCTACGACGGCGACTTGGACAAGGTGCCCGGCCTTGGCCAGGACGACTTCACGATCCTGGTCTTCAAAGACGCCGCGGTCTTCGATGGCCTCGACGTCACGATCACCGAGATCGACGGGGCCGCGGGCGAGTACGCTGCGGCGTGGACGTTCGACGAGCCCGCCGATCTGTACGAGATCGAGATCACCTACTCGGAAGGCCGCCAGGTCTACCGGGCGAGGTTCACCGCTTCGTCGGTCGCCGCCAGCGGTGGTCCCGCGGAGCCGGGCGCCCGGGCGTACTGCACCATCGAAGACCTGCGCGGCGAGGGCGTCACCGACGCGGAGGCTGACGACGACCGCCTCGCGCTGCTGATCGAAGAGGCCACCGTCGAGATCGACGAGTGGACCGGCTGGTGGTTCGACGTGCAGGAGCGGACGCTGACGCTCAGTGGGCGCGGGACCACCACGCTCGCGCTGCCGGCGCCGGCGCTGGATCTGACGAACGTCACTATCTTCGGCACCGAGATCGACCCGGACGACGTTGACCTCGTCGGGGCATCGCCCGTGCCGTCCGGTTCGTACGACGAAGGCCCGGCGGTCCAGATCGAAGGTGGCTGGGACGCAGGCCGGCGGAACGTGGTCATCGAGGGCACGTTCGGATACCGCGAGGCGGACGGCAGCGACCAGGGCCGCGTGCCCAGGGGCATCCGCCGCGCGTGCATGCTGATCGTGCTCAAGCGCGTCGGGAAGCTCGCGGAGGATGACGCCGCGCGCGACGCCCACCGCGTCAAGAGCATGCGCACCAAGACGCAGTCGGTGGACTTCCGCGATCAGACCGCCGGCGACGCCCCATACACCGGCGACACTGAGATCGATCAGATCCTGCTGCGGTTCGTCAAGCCGATGGGCCTGGGCAGCGCATGAAGCCCGGCGGCCTGATCTTCAAGTTCGTCGCCTGGATCTACCGCGTCGATCCAGAGGCAATGGCCGAGGTCGATCCAGACGAAGGCGGGCCCGCGCCGGCTGGCGGATTCGACGAGGACTTCCAAGAGCCAAGGCTCGAGGTGCCAGAAGGGAAGGCGGTCGCGCAGCCGATCCGCCGAGAGCTGGCTCCGCTGAAGATCCCGTGCCAGGTGGAGCCAGAGGTGTGGGACGCGCTCCGCATGTTCGACGCCGGCGCGAGCCCGCGGACCGACACAGCGATCACGCTCCACTTCGACGATCTGAAGCGGCTCGGGCTGCTGGACGACACGGGCGCGCCGACGCTGCGGCATGGCGACCGCCTGGGCGCGATCTACGACCAGCGCGGCGGGCTCGTGCAGTCGATCCGCAACCCGCCGGGCCTGTTCGTGGCCGAGATGCGGCAGGAGTCGTTCGGCCTCTCGCTGCGTCGCCCGAAGCGCCAGATCCTGGTGCTGCGCATGGTGGACCGCCAGCAGGCGATGGGAGCATCGACCTGATGCCAGGCGCGAGCGTCACAGGCGACTGGAAGCGGGCCCGGCGCTCTCTCGAGGGCGGCGGTGCCAAGCTCACGCGCGCCATCGAGCGCGCGGTGCTGCATGAGGCGCAGGCCCTGCGCAAGGCCATCGTGCTGCAGATCCGCGATCAGGAGGGGTTCAAGCCGCTGTCGCCATGGACCATCGCGAAGCGCAAGCTGGTGAACCGCGGCGGCACGAAGGCGCTGATCCAGCGCGGAGACCTGGTGGGCAGCATCGGCGTGGTGAAGGCCGGCAGCGACGAGGTCTTCGTCGGCATCCCGCGATCTGCCAAGAACGCCGGCGCGGGCGGCAAGTCTGGCGACGAGCTCATCCGCGTGGGCGCGGTGCACGAGTACGGGACCGACCCGATCATCATCCAGATCACGCCGAAGATGCGACGCTACCTCGCTGCAGTGGCTTCGAAGCTCCCAGGCAACAAGCAGTACAGCGACGGGAAAGGCAGCGACGTCATCGTCATGCAGATCCCAGCCCGTCCGTTTCTGCGGCCCGCGTTCGACCGATGGCGGGGCGGCGTCCATCGCAGGCTCTATCAGCGCATCGCACAGAACATGGGGTGGACGTGATGGCCGTCCCGTCGATCTCGTCGGTGTCGCCCGCGAGCGGGCTCGCGTGGGGGCGCGACCTGGTCCGAGTCGCAGGCAGCGGCTTCGGCCCTGGCGTGCGGATCACGTTCGGCGGCGCGGCGTCGGAGATCGTCAATCTGGTCGGCGGCGACGACGGGTTCGCAGACGTTCGCACGCCGGTCTGCCCGCCCCAGCAGCCAGGCGTCGTCTCGGTCGCAGTGCAGAACCTGGACGACGACGGCGAGCCCATCGTCGGCGAGCTGGACACCGAGGCGGACGCGTACACCTACGCCCGGGCCGACACGACCGCAGAGAGTGACCTGGCGAGGTTCGTCCGCATGCTGCTGCGCAAGCTGAAGCAGCAGGTGCTCGATGCGACCGGCATGGACGTCGCGGTGGACTTCGACGAGGACAGCGACGACGGCGTGCGCGCTGTGGTCGTCGCCAACCCGCCGTCGCTCACGCTGGCAGGCCCGAGGATTCAGACGAACCGGTTCTTGCAGCGCAAGGAACGTCGGCTGGACGTGGTCCAGGGCACCGGCGGCTTGGAGTTCGTCAGGAGAGCCCCGTCGAAGACCGTCGATCTGGCGTTCTCGCTGGTGGCCACCACGAGGAGCAAGATGCAACTCCTCAACATCATCCAGTGCATCGGTCAATGGTTGAATGCGAACCCGCGCGTCTCTATGCTCGCGGTCGAGGCCGATCCCACGAGCGAAAGGCGGTGGCCCCTGGAACATGGCGAGTTCAGAACGTCCCCCAAGGGTCCCGACGACCTGAGGACTGCGACGGTCGATCTCACCGTGAGGGGCTTCAACCTCGACGAGGGGCGGGTGCTGGATCGGGGCCGGGTCGTGGAAGAGACGACCGTCGAGGCCGAAGCCATGGAACCGGAGGAGGGGTAAATGCCCGCCGAGCTGCTTTCGTCGAAGGTCGTCATCACCGAGGTCCCGCCGGCGGTTCGAGGCGTTCCGGCCATCCCCACCGCCGTGCAGGGCATGGTGGTCGTCGCGCAGCGCGGCCCGCTCAACACCCCGACGCTGGTCACGTCATGGGCCGAGTACCGCCGGATCTTCGGCGGCTTCGTCCTGGGCCAGGCCGGGCCCACCGCGGTCTTCAGCTTCTTCGAGGAGGGCGGCTCGCGGCTCTACGTGACGCGGGTCTGCCACATGACCGACGTGGGTGATCCGGCGACGGTGACCGCGGTCCGCGCGAGCTGCATGCTGACCACGCCCGGTGCCGACGCGCCGGCGGTGGTGACCGGCAACGTCGGCCCGTTCAACCTCGAGCCCGGCCAGACGGTGGTCTGCAACGTCACCGGCGGCGGCGACGACGCCGCGACGTTCGACGCGGCCGCGGGCTACGTCGAGACGGCCGGCAACGGCCCGCACGCGCTCGCGGACGACCAGACGATCACGTTCTCGTTCCAGAACGGCGACGTGCAGACGGTCACCCTCGACGCATCGGACTTCGGCGACATCGGCGCGGCGACGAACGATGAGCTCGCCAACACGATCAACCGCCAGATCCTGGGCGGTCGAGCGGTGATCGTCGCCAACAAGCTCCGCGTCCAGAGCGACCGGCGCGGGACCAGCTCGTCGGTCGGCGCTCCCGGCGGCACGGCCGCGGCCACCCTCGCCTTCGGAGCGGCGGTCGCAGGCACCGGCGACGCGGCCAACATCGACGCGGTCACGTTCGCGGAGGCCAAGGCGCTCATCGAGGCGGACGTCGCCGGCGTCACCGTGGTCGAGAACGACGACGGCGAGATCGAGATCCGGACGTCCGCCAGCGGCGCCGCCGTCTCGCTGCGCGTGAAGAACACGAGCACCGCGACCGGCTTCGGTTTCGACAACGACCTGCACAGCGGCGAGGACGATGCGTCCGAGGACTGTCTGTTGGTCGAGGGGAAGACGCAGGGGGCGTACGGGAACAACCTCGATGCGCAGGTGAAGGCGGCCAGCTCGGGCGAGGCAGCCCGCTTCAACCTGGTGGTCATCGACGACGGGAAGACCGCCGAGACGTGGCCGAACCTCTCGATGGACCCCGACGACGCCCGCTACGTCGAAACCATCGTGAACGACGCGAAGCGCGGCTCGAACCTGATCCGCGTCACCGATCAGGAGCTGGACGACGCCCCGCGCCCCGACAACCAGACGGGCGAGCTCGTGGACGGCGACGACGGGCTGAGCGGGCTCGTCGACGCCGACTTCATGGGCGGCACCGGCGTCGGCAACAACAAGACCGGCCTGCGCTCGCTGGACCTGGTGCTGGACCTTTCCATCGCTGCGATCCCGGGCCGCGCCAGCTCGGCGCTCCACAACGGCCTGCTGAACTACTGCGAGGTCACCCGCAACGGCCAGGTCTTCGCTGTGCTGGACCCGCCCGCCGACCAGACCGCCGCGGAGATGGTCACCTACGTGGAGGACACCGCATCGTTGCTGGAGAGCAGCGAGTACGGCGCGATCTACTGGCCGCGCGTCAAGATCCTGAACCCCGACCGGGTGGTCTTCGGCAACGACGAGACGATCACCGTCTTCCCCTCGGGCGTCGTCTGCGGCATCTACTGCCGCAACGACGCGAAGCGCCCAGGCGGCATCTACGACTCGCCCGCCGGCGAGAACGGGGTGTGCCGGTCGGTGCTGGGCTTCGAGACGGACGAGGTGCTGGACGAGGCGAAGCGGGACCTGATCTACCCGAAGCGGATCAACCCCATCACCACCGAGCCCGGCATGCCGAAGTACATCGACGGCGGCAGGACGCTGAAGAGCACGGGGAACTTCCCCAACGTCAGCGAGCGCCGCGGGGTGATCTTCATCAAGCGGTCCGTCGCGCTGGGGCTGAAGTTCGCCAAGCACCTGAACAACGACGAGTCGCTGTGGGCGCGCGCGCGCCGGACGGTCAGCGCGTTCCTGGTGCAGCAGATGGCCCGCGGCGCGTTCCGCAGCCGCGATCCCGAGAAGGCATTCTTCATCACCTGCGACGAGAACAACAACCCGGCGTCGGCGGTCTTCGCCGGCGAGCTGCACCTGGACATGGGCCTGGCCACGCAGAAGCCGGCCGAGTTCGTCGTGATCAGCATCACCCAGGACACCCGCGCGCTCGATGCCGAGCTGGCGGCCGGCACGTAAGGAGGACCCGCGATGGGAGCACCGGTGGGCGAGCCGCTCGACGTCTTCGCCAAGCACAACTTCATCATCGAGATCGACGGCATCAAGCGGGCCGGCTTCAAGTCGTGCTCCCAGCTCGAGGTGGAGGTCACCGAGATCGCCTACCACGAGGGCGGCCGGTCGATCCCCCACAAGTCCCCGGGCAAGCAGAAGTTCACGAACATCACCCTGGAGCGCGGGGTGACCACGGACATGGACCTCTACACGTGGCTCGAGGAAACGGCCAAGATGGCGACGGGCCGCGGGCTGAAGGGCAACGGGCCCAAGCGCAACTTCGACCTGGTCCTGCTGGACCGCGACGGCAGCGAGCGCCGGCGCTACAGCATCTTCCAGGCCTGGCCCACGAAGTTCAGCGCCGGCGACTTCGACGGCGAGTCCGAAACCGATCCGCTCATCGAGACGATGGAGCTCTCCATCGACTACTGGGAGATCTCGAAGAACTGACCGAAGCCGCGCGCGCCGGCAGCAGTGCGCCCGATTCCATTCCATCGAGGTGATCTGTGTCAGAGAACGCTTCGCCCGTCGTCGCGGTGCACACCATCGAGTGCCCGAGCGGCCTCGTCGTCAGCCAGCGGAAGATTCTGATCCGCGACCAGAAGGTCCTCACCGACAAGAAGCTGATCCGGAGCGGCGGCGTGGTGGACGCGCTGCTCGGCGCGTGCTGCACCCAGCTCCACAGCCCCGGGATCTACCCGTTCACCGACACGGTGCGGTGGCCGGAAGTCCTGCAGGGCGACCGGCTGTTCGCGCTCGTCCGGCTGCGCGCGCTGACCCACGGCGAGCACTACGAGTTCAAGACCGTCTGCCCGGCCTGCGGCGGTCGGTTCGACTACCGGCTGAACCTGAGCCGCGACCTTCGCGTCAAGATCCTCCCCGATTCCAGCCGCGAGACGCTGCGCGCCGGCGGCGTCTTCAGCGCCGAGGTGGACGGCGTCAACCTCGGGTTCAAGCTGCTCACCGGGCTCGAGGAATCCAGGCTGCAGCAGCTCCTGCGAGGCGTGGGCGACGAGAAGATGTCGGCGTCGCTCTCGCAGCGCATCGTCTCGATCCAGGGCGTCGAGCCGCGCAACAAGAAGGCCTGGCTCGAGGATCAGGACCTGGGCTTCTTGGCCCGCGTGATGGCGGCGTTCGAAGAGGCGGACTGCGGCGTCGACAACGAGGTCGAGATCGAGTGCCCGCTCTGCCAAGCGGAGGTGGACATCACCGTCCCTTTCGCTGGGGACTTCCTGATGCCGAAGACCAGGAAGGCATCGCAGGCGTCGTAGTCGAGGCAGGCGAGCGGATCTCGTCGCCCATCAACGCCGAGGGCATCTTCGGCGTCATCGACGAGGAAGACCTGCGCCACGCGATCTTCGACGTCTGCTGGACCCAGCACGGCGGATCTGGGCTCGGCTTCACCTACCAGGACGTCATGGGGATGACGCTGGACGAGCTGGGCTGGTATCGTAACGCCGTCGCAGAGGAGCGGAAGCGCGAGCAGGCCGCGATCAGGAATGCCAGGCGGAAGAGGTCGTAACGGATGAGCCTCAACGGTGCGATGGGCCTCGGCTTCCTGTTCACCGCCCGCGACCTGGCCTCGGACGTCTTCGGCCGGATCGAGGCGAAGTTCAAGTCGCTCGACCAGAGCGCGGCGTCTGGCGCAGCGCGCATCCGCGACTCGTTCAAGAAGGTCGCCGTCGGCCTGGCCACGTTCACCGCCGGCGCGCTGATCAGCGCCGGCGCGTTCGCCATGACAGGACCCGCCGGCGACTTCGAGGAGGCCATCGCCGCGGTCGGCGCCGTCGCAGGGGCAACCGGCGACGATCTGATGCTGCTGCACGACGCAGCCCTGCAGGCGGGGCTAGACACGCAGTTCGCGCCAACCGAGGCGGCACTGGGCCTGCAGGAGCTGGCCGCGGCAGGCTTCAATGCGAAGGAGGCCACCACCCTCCTGATCCCCGTGCTCGACCTGGCAGCGGGCTCGCTGGGCAAGCTGACCGTCGAGGGCGCCGCGGGCCTGGCCAGCCAGGCCATGAAGGCCTTCGGGATCGACACCGCCGACGCGGGGCGCGCGGTCGATCAGATGCTGCAGGCGGTGAACACCTTCGCGCTCTCGGCAGACGATCTGCCGCTGGCCCTGGGCACGGCCGCGCGCGGCGCCG